GCTTCTTGCCTTCTGCTTCGTTAACAATAACTCTAGAAACTTTTGACATGTCAACCCAAAACATTTCAAATGTCTCAGGATCACGTACAAATAATTGGTCACCGTACTTGATGGTATTTCTAAACAGTTTAAAAACACGTTGATCAAGTTGATTTAATTTTGTCCACTGCTGTAGTTGTTTTTTAACAATATCAACTTCGTGGTCTGTTGGCTTTTCTAAAAAGTCAATTTCAAATGCTGTACCATTTTGATCATTGGTCTGTGTTGAGAATTCTGCAATGATATCTAAGCAAGCATTAATTTCTGAATCCATATCCATTGCTTCGTATTGATTGTAACGTTCGACACGATTTGGATGTCCAGAATAAACTTCAGGTAAACTTGATTGATAGTTACGAAATGCAAAATCGTCAGTTGCACCAAATTGTGCTCTATTCATACCACTGATAGGACTCATTGATCCGTCAGTTTTTGCAGGTACTTTAAAATATTTTTTCCAGCTTGCCATAGAATAACCTTTTATATATGGATAGTATTTATCCACAACATATACTTTAGCAGATTAACTGTAAAGTGCAACTGTTTTGGCTACATCAATGACTGTCTTGTTGAGTTTGAAACTGAAAGCTGTCTTTGTGTTAGTCTAATTAATTCGTCAAGTTTTGCTGACTGTCCGGCTAGCAATTCTGGTACTACATTTTGATTAGCATCCAGAGCAGTTTGCGGTTGGGTAGCTGTCGTTGTGTTAGGTACTGCCAATGTGCTAAAATCACTTAATACTTTAGATAGCCTAGATAACTTAGGTCCAGCCAAATCTTCTAGTCCTGTTCTATTGTCGCCACCATAATTAGGAATAATATTTCCCATTGATCCTGGAACAAACAGCTCAGGGCCAAGCTCGCCTACTAGATAGGGTTGACCTTGCATTGTTGGTCCACCTAGTGCCATATGACCAAATTCCCCAGCCTTCCCTGCAGGTATATCTTCGCCACCTTGGCCAAAAACTGATTCGATGTCTTTTTTGTGGTACCCCATGTATCCGCCAATGAGTGTTCCTAGTATCCCGGCGGGTATCGCACCTAAGCCACCTGTTGTTACGGCACCTAGCCCTAGACCAGTACTACCTCCAACAAGCATACCGTCAAACATATCCCCTAGTCGATCGAAAAAAGATTCATCTGACTCGTCGTTTCCAAACGCCATTTTTAACACGCCCGCACCCATGATGTTAATTGCATCTAGGATCTGTCCAAGCAAGTCATTACCTAAGTCCTTGGTGCCTTCAAGCATACTTTTGTCACCTGCATAGTATGATTTTAAATTTTGAATCATACCCGGGATCTCTTCTACAAACTTCTCCATTGCATCAGACATTATAGCTACTATATTACTAGCTAACGGTAATCCTTCTTTTAAGATTATTTTATTAATGTTAGCTGATAGTTCATCTAGGCTTACGCTTGCACTAACCATGTTAGTCAGCATAGTGTCTGAGGAGTTTTGTTGATCTGATGTTTGTTTTGCCGCTTCTTCTAGATCACCTAAACTTGCTTTGGTAAATGCTATGATACTAGCAAAGTCAGCAAGTAGTGGGTTTGCATTACCTAAAATCTGTGCTTGAGATCCAAATTGGTCTTCTGCACCACCTAATGATTTTTGCAATCTCTGCGTAGCAGTTTGATAGTCTATACTTCCTGATTTAAGATCTCCAATAATGCCTTGAACTGCATTACCACTCAACATCATCAATTGACGACCTTCTTCAGTGGTTGCAGTACCCGAAGTCATTATATCTTTCAAGCCTTCTGCCATTCGAGGTGAGAATCCTGAAATACTCATTACCATACTTGACATTGCTTTAGCTTGTTTTTCCTGTCCGGCCGTGTTCATTCGCTGTATCATAGTACCGAATCTAGCTTCACGCTGTAGAGCATCTTGTTGAGCTTGCAAGTCTTTTCTATTTTGACCTGTCAGTCTTGATAATGTATCTAGTTCTGTTATGTATTGATAGGTACTTGCATTTAATTGATCAGTAGTTCTGCCCTGCGACTGCCCAAGTCTAGTTTGTTGTTTGATAAATCCAGCAGTGATATCTCCTATCTCTTCTGCTGAATATCCTAAACGACGTACTGTTTGATCATTGGTTAATGTTGTTGCTAGATTAGCAAATGCTTGAGTACCTTGACCTGCTGTACCACTCATTCTTGCTAGTACTTGTCCGTTCTCAGTAACTATCTTACCAAAATCTTCCAAGTTCATTAATGTACTAAATGCAGTGTCAGAGAAGTCTGTTAGATTTCCGTCTAGTATCAGACCACTTGAACTTACAGCACTAAACGTTTTACGCTGTCTATCTAGTTGAGTTACTAATAGTTTAGAACCTGCTGTGACTGCATTTATTAGACCTTTGGCCGCACCACCTACTAAAGGTATCATTGATGCCAGACCTGCCGCTGATTTCCCTACAGATTCTATAATAGGATTTAATGAGTCAAACTCTTTTTTCCCATTTAATACAGATGATGAAAATGCCCCTACGCTCTTAGTAAGGTCAAGCATTGATCCTTTGGAAAATTCGTATACGTTTTTGCCTGCCTCTTTGACTTTATCGCCAAAGTCTTCTGTAGCACCTCCAGTCTCCTGAAGTTTGCGTATCATTTCCTGTAGTTCTTGTTCATCCATAATTAATTTTTACCCTATTCTTAACCAATATAAATATTAATGTTATAACACTATTTATTTGGATTAAAAACATGGTAGATAATCAGAACCCATTACAGAAGTATTTCAGGCAACCTTCAATTTATGTCAAGTTGCCTAGCGGTGGAAAACACTATCCGTCGGGCAGTATTGACTTACCAAACAACGGTGAACTTCCAATATATCCAATGACTGCCATGGATGAAATTTTGACAAGAACACCAGACGCATTATTCAATGGATCAGCAGTGGCACAGTTGTTTCAAAGTTGTGTGCCTAATATCAAAGACCCCTGGGTAGTACCTCAGGTAGATATTGATATGTTGTTTACTGCAATAAGAATTGCTAGCTACGGACACAATATGGAAATGTCTGTAACTTGCCCAAAATGCAACGAAGCACAAGACTTCGAACTTGATCTAAGACAAGTAATTGACCAGTACGGTGTTCCGGACTTTGACAAAACTTTAAAGTTTAGTGATCTAGAAGTTTATTTTAGACCATTGAACTATCATGAAATAAGTCAATCAGCACAAAAACAGTTCGAACAGCAAAAGAAAATACAGTTAACAGCCAATGCTGAAAATGTTACAGACCAAGACAAGCTCAAAGTTATGAGTGAGGCTTTAGAAGAAGTAACTAAGATGACCATGACCACAATGGTTGAAAGCATTGCAGGTGTTAGCTCTGAAGGACAATACATCGAAGATCGAAAACAGATTACAGAATTTATGGAAAACATTGATCGCACTATGTATTCTAAAATACGTGATCATTTATCAGAAGTAAGAAGCAAAGGGGAAATGAAACCTCTAACAATTACTTGTAAAGAATGTAATCATCAATTTGAACAGCCGTTTACATTGGATATGTCAAATTTTTTCGCATAAGGCTCCTAATCGCAAACTCTGAAGAGATTGAACAATTAGTTGATAGCCTAGAAAAAGAAGTTAAGGCTATTAAACAAGAAAGTTTAAAATTAGCGTGGTACATGAGAGGGGGCCTGACTTATACTGAATCAATGCACTTGAGCATGGAAGAACGAGAAATCATAAGTGAACTGATCAAAGAGAATCTAGAAACAACTAAAAAAACCAAAATGCCGTTCTTTTAAGTTTTGGTTGACAAATATTAGCATTTATGTTAATATACTATTTAGGTTCAGAGTAATATGCGTAGTTAATGAATAGTTGTAGTTATACAGATCAACATTTTTTTAATAACAGTGTATATTATAGTAGCAAACGGACCTAAATACTAGTTACTATGCAAAATTTGTGTGTAGTAAGAACAGCTCAGTATTACAATAAGGTAGTACTACAGCTGAAATAAACCGGGACAAAATCCCAGGAGGAAGTAAAATGGAAGTATTAAATAACATCAAAAAATGGAGTTCGTCTATAGCTGACGTAGCTGTATCACTAATGGCAATGTTTATTGTCTTAGAACTGCTTGGCGTAGGTAACATACCGTTTTTTCCAGAAGTTAACGTAATTGGTAACGTAACTGGAGTAGTTAAATCTTTAGGAGCTGAAGGCTTAGTTGGTTTAATTGCAGTATGGGTATTGTATACAATTTGGAAGAAGAAGTAAGAGAATATCCTTACACCATTTCCACAGAACTATGAAAGGGCATCCTACGGGGTGCTTTTTTTTGGATTGAATATCTTAATATCCTAACAGACTGTTAAGCCGTGGATATCACATAATAAAGATTATATCCTATAGTTCAATGGGCTTATTTAAGATGTCTTTGACATCTACTTCTTCGCTAACGCTCGAAGTTCTTTTCTAAATTAAATATTTTATATTACATTGATATACTATATGTTTTTAAGTGCTTTATCTAGATCTTTCTGCCATACTTCACCTATTGCAAGGTCAAGTATGAAAGACACTTTATCTGAGTCTTACGCACATACTAATTAAAAGAAATTGTATTAATACACGGAGGCGGTCAGCCGGTACCCCCTATTCTAGCTTCATCTGGCGGATGCAATGATAGCCGTAATTAGCCAACTATCAAAGTCACGTAGGTTGCTTTTTCTCAGAGCCCACATCTTTTAGTTTTTACACTTAGTTATTATTTGCCTGTTGCCGTCCCGTACACAAGTCTATTCTTGTGTGTTCCATGCGTTTCCGCAATCTCCTCATAGGACACAGAGAACACTCTGCATCAATGGCTGTTTATTTTTTTAAGTCTTCTAGTAATACGTCTTTGACAGAGCCTATACCAAGTCGAATATTAATAATGCCGTTGTAATTGTCGTCACGTAACAGCACGTTCTCTTTCATTTGATAGTAGCACTCCATATAATTTGTTGAGCCTTTGGATTTTGACAAATGAATTATTTGTCTTGAGAATTTTTCTTTGCCTAGTTTGCCTATATCTGCCTGTAGTCGGTCGCTGGAACCCCAGTATTCCTTCCAATCAGATTCTGCCAATGATCTTCTTTTATTTTTCTTGCCTTTGAGTGGTGGACGAGTGACTTTACGCCAAAAGAATTTCTTGCCAATATAGTCATGTCCGTTGTCATTGTTGGTAATTCGATAAACGAAACCGTAGTTGTCCCCAATGTCTTCTGTATCAAAGACTTTGTTGTTATATAACCAAGGGTTATTGTATGACAATTACTGTTTCCTTTCATTGAAGTGAGTTGCATATAACATTTAGTGTCGTACACAACAGGGTGAAAATTTCTTACCAAACTATTTATAATTACTATTTAAAAATTGTCTTCTTGCTCTGTATGTTTCAATGTTTCTTCGTTTGTGAGAGTATTAAACCCGCATTCGTTTGCACAGATATCATAAAGGTCTCTTAGATATTGTGTTCTTACCTTGCTAGGTATGTTAAGCTCTTCATTGAGCCAAACACTAGGGAGGCTCCCTCTTTTAATATTATACTCTTCACTTTTTCTTGCTAACTTAGTTCCAGGTAAAATACTAGCAAATGACAAGCTAACAGCGACAACACTATTTCCTGCATACTGCTTTCTTTCTCTAAACCATTGTTTGGTATATTCAAAGTCTTCCAGTGTTTCTGTTGGATATGCTACAATTATTAATAGCACAATAGGTATTTCATATTTTTGAGCCAGATCTAAATTCCAATCAATATCCTCATCTTCAAATGTTTTGCCTAGTCCATGTCTTACATCTGATACAACACTTTCAATACCAATCAATAATGTACCGTTGCTTTTTTTAATTTTATGCCATAAGTCGTCTGTGTGAGCTTTTGCATTACGCAATATAAAGTAACCATTCCAACTTATCTGTTCGCTCTCGTCGAGTCCTTCATTGTAGTCACTCATTAGAGTCATTAACTTACGAAACTCTTTAAGATTACCATTGGTCAAACTACTGCGTAGACTAAATGTTTTTACATTATATTTGTCTAACTGATACAACATCTCTTTCCATATGTTATCAGCAGTCCTGTATTGATACTTTTTCCAATATTCAATAACATCGCAGAACTCACAATTTTTGATACACCCACGACTATCTATTATAGGTATAGTTGGTGTAGTGTAATCATCAAAGTTATAGTCGTCATAATCAGGATATACAGTTTGATTTAGATCCGAAACCTGTGTCCACTGAATAGTGTTTACTCCTGGAAGATCTTTTACACCACGAATAAAATCGACAAAAGTGTCGTCTGCGTCGCCTACAATAAAGTCATCAATTAGTTTTAGTTTTTTTAAATTATGACAAAAGTCTAGGTTATTTTCGCCAACAAAGTTTCGTATGCCCGCGCCTCCTATGACAATTCTTAATTCTGGGTTTTTATGTTTAAGACTAGCACACAACCATCTAGTAAAAAACTGACATGTGTATACTAATAAACTTAAAGAAACAAGTGTTGGATTTTTAGATAATATTTTATTTGAACAATATTCAATTATTTCTTGTATATCTTTTCTAACTTCTGGGTGACGTTGTTCACTATAGAAAAAATCTAACAGTTTATGCTTGTGCTTGTGAACATTTACTTGATTCACAATATCGATATTAAGATCTAATGCTACTGAATTAATATTATGGCTGGCTAATACACTTTTTAAAAGTGCAGGAGCCATTATGGGCTCTTCGGTGTCTACGTGAGGTACAGAAGCAATTACTATCATTATACACTATCTACGTCGGTACCGTACGAAGTAAATCCATTTTCTTTAGTTACAGTCATAATGTTATTTACTCTTCCTGCAAGTTCATCTTTGTGTGAAACAAGCCATATTGACTTGTTTTGCTCACGACTCATTTTCTTAAGTATTGCTAGGGAACTCTCTACGCCACTAGCATCCATACCTGAGTCAATCAACTCATCAATGAATAGTAAGTTAATAGGGTCGTAGAGGCTTTCGTATACATCTCTGAAACTCCATGACAGTGAAAGTATCAGTCTATTGCGTTCGCCTCTACTTAAATTGTCAAAATCTAATTCACGACCGAGTTCTGTAATTTCCACTGACAGATCGTTTAGGAAGGTGACTGTGTGTGGTAGTCCGATCTTGTCAAGGTAAAAACTTAGTCGTGCATTAAGATAACTTAGATTTTGATCAATTATTCGTTTTCTAATAAATGAATCTTTATTAGTTAATAATTTTTGTAAGAATTCTTGATGTTCTCGTAACTTAACCAAATTATTAATATCATCATAGTTAAGTTCTTGTTCAGCAGTTTCTTCCATTTCAGAAATTTGTTCTTGATATGGATCAACTTCTTCTTGTTTTGATTTCAGTTGTGCGTTCAAAGTAGTAATTGAATTTTTATGTTCAAATGCATCTTGCTCATTTGAGTAGAACACTTCAGGAGCAAAGCCTACGTCACCAAGCTCAGTTAATGCGTCTGTGAGCTGTTGTAAGGTCTCTGTGTAGGTGCTAACATCAGTCTGCACTCTAACTAGTGTTTCCTGTTTTTCTGCTAGTTGTGCTTCGTGTTTATCGTCGTGTATTTCTTGCCCACAACTGTGACACTTGTGTTCTTTTAGTAGCTGTATGTCTTGCTCTAGTTTACTAACATTGCCTTGTTCACGTTTAAGGTCACGTTCGGATCTTTTGATAGCATCTGATATATCATCATGATCTTTTTTGCTTTGATTAAACTTGGCAAGTTCTTTGTGACTAGCAAGTTCAGAATCAATATTAATCTTTTCTAAGTTTTCTATAGCAGTAACAAAACTATTGATGTCTTCTTGCTTCTTCTTGTCCCACAGAGTTTGTCTGCGTTTAGTTGACTCAACTTGCTGTATCATTTGCTCGTTAGCGTCTTTCTGTGCTTCGATTCTTATCTCTTCTTCTTTAATTTTATCTTTGGTTTCTTTTAATCGATCCTTGAGATTAGTAGCCTTTTCACTTAGCATTGTAATACCAAGTAACTGCTCAATAATATCTTTTTGATCGTTTGCTCTAAGATTTAAGAATGGTTCTGTGTATGTGTTTAATGCAACTAAATGCTTAAACATTTCGTGACTCATACCTAGCATATGCTCAATAGCTTTTTGTGTTTCTCGACTATCGCCCTGTGCCATGTCTGTAATTTCTTGTTCTTCGTCACCTACATAGAACTTCATGACGTTTTTCTTCCGTCCGCGTTCTATTTTATATGTCTGTCCGTCGTGTTCAAACTCTAGGCTACATAACATACCTTTTGAGTTAGTTTTATTAATTAGGTTATCACGTTTGATGTTTGTCAGTGCTTGACCGTACAAGGCATAAGAAAGGGCGTTAATGATAGTGGTTTTACCTGTACCATTTCTAGCACCACTATCATCGCCTCCGAGATCAATATTAACACCTAACACTAACGTTAGGTCTCTTCGGTCAAAGTTCACTGCTTGTGTAGCATTACCCACACTCATAAAATTCTTAACTGTTAAGGTTTTAAGTTTGAACATAATTGTGTATTAGATATATTTTCATTATAAATCTCTATAGATCTCTAACAATAAATTAGGATCATAGTGATCTGATTCAATACTAGTTAATTGATTAGTTACGATAGTGTCAACAGATTCAAACTTTAACTCACCTGGTTCTGCTATGGAGTCCATCATATCTTTTTTAACAGGAATCAATGTTAGTTCACGTAGCTTGTATTTGCCAACAAATTCTTCACGAATAAAACTTGCTTCTTCGTATGAGATATCAATGTTTAAGTTAACACGAATGTGCATTTTGTCTTTGAGTAGCTCTTCTGGCTTTGCTAGTATCTCATCTAAATTATAGACTCTGTATCTAGGTTGATCTGGCCAAGAATAAAACTTAGGATCTTCACCCCAAGTAATAACAGTCATGCCTCGGTTGTCATCACCGGCATCAGCATAGTTGTGAGGGAAACAATTACCAGTATAGATAATATTATTATGACTTTGTCTTTTGTGAAAGTGTCCAGTATAAACATGTTCTAGCCCACGGAAGTCTTCACGTTGTATCTCGCCTGTATCTGGCATCTGTACCATAGCATTCATAAAGAAGTGAGGTAATTCTAAATGCCCAAACGCATAACGTCCTTCCATTTTTTTAACTTTTTTAGCTTCGTCGCCAACCAGCCAGGGTATAAATTGTACATCACCCTCATTATGAAAGTCATTCATGATGTGTACATTTTTAATATGCTTGGCCCAACTTGCTGACTGTATGTCACGCTTGTCTCTGTAGTATAAGTCGTGATTACCTGGAATAAAAAACACACGATCAAAAGCATCACCTAATAATTCTAATGCTTGTAGACTATAGTTAAGTGTAACAATATTAATGGCCGCACGATTATTGTGCCAGTCACCCATCATGATACAAGTCTCACAATTTTCTTGTTTGGCTTTTTCGATAAACCATTTTACAAAGTTCAAACAGTCTTCGTTGTGTGTTGTTGAATTGGATTTTAATCCAAAGTGTATATCTGTAAGGACAGCCGCCTTTTTAAATAAATTACTCATACCTTCCTTTTATGAATAAAATGTTGCAATTACTGACTAGTATACGGCACTAGTCAGCTTTTGTCTACTTTTTTGGCTTGATAGTTGTTACTGTTGCAGTACCGTTTGGATCTGCTTTGTCTGGACCACTGTTCTGTCTAGTCCAACTTGGATTCAATCCATTCATTTCTAAAATGTCATCTCTGATACTTTGGTTTTTCTTTTCAATGTTAAGTACACGAGTAAATGAATTAGTAATGGCCGCAGTGTAATAAGCAAACGGATTATCTGATTTGGACTCATCAAACTGTAGACCAATTTGTGATAATTGAAGTAGCGCCTGTCCACGCATTTCTTCATTGTATGTATATCCACGCCAGTTTGATCTGGTAGCATAACGCTCACATAGTTTAATAAACATGTTAGCTAGCTTCATTGTCATTGCTCCGTGATCTTTTGAAAATTCACCTTTTGCTAATGTACCTTTCCAGTGACTTTGTCCTACTTTATACGGAGTTTCGTTTTCGTCAACTTTAAAATGCTGGAATGGAGGAAAGTTAACTTTGGCATGTACTTGATCATCAATGCCATAATCTTCTTGCTCTCTCGCCTCGTCAATGTCATCGAACATTTCTTCTATCTTAGCACGTTTTTTTAATTGTGCTTTGGTAGGCTTTTTGTTTACCATTGGGATATGTTCCCAGGTCATAACACGAAATACTAACTCTTGATCTGAGACATCTTTAGGATCTAATATAATACCGTCAATCTTTTTAGCACGGGCAATTTTGTTAGCACGAGCTTCTTTAATGCGTGTTTTATTAATCTTTTTAATGTCATCTATAATGATATCAAAGTCTGAGTCTGTTTCTTTGTCTTGGTACTTGCAATACGTTTTCTTTGATTTATGTATTTCTGCAAGAATGTCTCTGTTGTTAAGGTAGTTTACTCTACGTCCACCTCTCATAATTTTTTGTTCTGCCACTTGCGATATCTCCTTGTTTGATACAATTAATTATACAGCCAAACAAGCCCCTGTCAACCTTTTTTGGTTTATCTATTATATTGGGGGTTAATTATTCAAATAAATAGTATGTATAAAGAGGACAAATAATGGCAGACCCAATTAACAGTAAAGCGGCACGTACAGAAGCAGATGTTGAACGCCAAATAGCGGAGCAACTGCCCACTAAAGCTCAAGAAGCATTTGATAGAGGACCAGTAACTCTGGAAGACGGTACTGAGACGTTTCTACTAGATCCAATTGTAATCAACGTAGAGACTGATCCAAACGCTCAAGAGTTCGGATTTGGATCCTCCGCTGTCGGTGGAGAAGCATTTGGAACAAACCTTGAAGGTTTTTCACTTGCAGGCGAAGCTAACTTTGAAGGAGTAAGCACAGTAGGCGGAGATACTACAATTAGCCCAGACTTTACTCCGGTAACTTTTGATAGCATTGGTGGTGCAAATGCAATATCACCTGCTGATGATATAGGAGTTAACTTTGGCCAAGCCAGGGGTAATCAAGTTCCGGGTACTCGTGCTGTTG